AAGGGTTTATAAACCTAAGAAAGAGAACGAAATAAAATTAATGAGTTATATAAAAAAGATAAAAGATGTCATTCGGGTCAATATATGAAGTAAGTGATTTTGGAGATGTTAATGCAACTAATGGTTGGGGTTCAATTTACCCTTTTGATGCAGATGGTTCTTGGTTAAGAGTTGACACAACAAAAGAAACTGTGGATGACACATATATAACGGCAGATAAAACATATTATTAAAAATAAAATTATAAAATTATGGCAAAAACAGCAATAAATGTAGGTAGTTCAGCAAATGATGGAACAGGAGACCCATTAAGAACTGCAATGCAATCAACAAACTCAAACTTTACCGAGTTATACACTTTACTTGGAAATGGAACTGCATTATCTATTAGTGGAGATGTTACAATGTCAGCAGGTGCAGTAACAATCGCAAATGATGCTGTTGAAACTGCTATGATAAATGCTGATGCAGTAGATGGAACAAAGATAGCAGATGATAGTATTAATTCAGAGCATTATGTTGATGGTTCTATTGATACTGCTCATATTGCAGATGACCAAGTTACAGCAGGTAAACTAGCAGATGAATTTACAGCAGCACAAGCAGTAACAAGTGCTGCAGCTATTACTTTAGATGGTGGTGCTTATGATGTGTTTACTTGGACTTCAGGTCATTCAACAACATTAGCATTTACAAATATTACTCTTGGAATGACAAAAAGCATAATTGTAACAGGAAGTGGTGGTAGTAATACTGTTGCTTTTGGTAATATTAATGGTAGTAGTGGAACATTTAATCTAATATCAGGAACTTATAGTGATGCAGCAGTAAAGAATTTAATCCAACTGAAATTTATATCAACTTCTGAATGTTGGTACACAATTTCTCAAATATCAAGTTAATATGAAAGCAGTAAATATAAATGGAATAATAACAGTTTACAATTCAGTGCCGAGTGTACTAAAAACTTCAACAGGTAGTTATTTAAATGCTCCTGCTATGTCAGATGAAGCATTAAAAGATGCAGGTTGTTTTGACCTTATCATAGATGAAAATTATGATGAGAGAATACATAATTTAGGTGAGGTATATTGGGATGAGGTAAATACAGTATTTAGAAAAGATGCAGAGGATAAAACTTGGTCAGAAACTGTTAGCGAATTAAAAACAAGAAGAATTAATCATTTCAAATCAATAGTTAATAGCGAATTACAAAAAACAGATTGGTATATAATTAGAAGTGTCGATAATGGTGATGATGTTCCAAGCATTATTACAGATGAGAGAGCTGAATTAAGAAACCAAGCTGATACAGTTGAATCAGAAATCAATGCACTTACAACTAAAAAGAAAGTAATGCAATATGATTTCCCAAATATTGACTAATGAGTATAGGCGATAAATTATTAAAATCTGCAGCAGCAGGTGGATTAACTCCAAGCGAGAATTTTGGTATAGTTACATATACAGG